CTGTTGAAGCAAGTCAGCAACCCCGTCGCCGGATACCATCTTATAGTAAGTGTCGGCCAACTCCGTAACCCGCTTATAATCTCGGTGCGTAAGATTGCGCCGGATTATCTCTGTCAGTTTTAAAAGTCCTTCCTGTTTATTCATTTAAGTATTTGTTAATTGTTTCGCGTGTTCTCATGTGAGCATCATCCATCGGGTCCGGGGTCTGCATCTTGTTCACTAATGCAACAAGTTCATCAAGGGTGAAGAAATAACCCTCTTCGTATTTGTCATTTGACCGGATGCGATATTCAATCGTTTTCATGCCGTATAATAGTTATTAAATGCCTCAACTATCAGATAATCAAGACCGTCGGAAAGATGACCGTATTTCTGATACTTGTCGCCCGTGACCTTGTCCGTAACGATATGTTTATCTTTCCCGCCGTCAATCGCTTGCTTAACGTACAACATATCAGCAATCATCTTCTTGCACCCCTCGTCAATGCGTATTCGTATCGGCAGTTTGTTCTCGAATATCCTGTTTATGAAGTCGCGGCGTTTAACCAGCGGCGGGTTCCTGGTTACGGTTCTGTCAGACTTGGCAACAAGATAACGCCGCAGCTTGAACTCGACGATCTCGTAATGATGCCGGAAGTCCTTGTTCATTGTTGAACGCGCACGGCCCGAAGCGTCACCGTAATAAAACAACCCCGATTTGTGATTCGGATACCTCAAAACAAGCTCTTCGCATACTTCCTCTGTTGAGTTGCGCGGGTTCTCCAGTGCTATTTCGTCAATGCAATAAGCCCACCATAGGTCATCTTTCTGCTCGAACTGCCATATTGAACATGAGTTATAAGGCACTGAGTTCTGGTCAAAAGATACATGAAGCGGGCGATCAGGGTCATACTTCAGGTTATCTACGTGTTCAATCCTGTTAAACGAAGAATAAAACTCACCCCCTGTAGTGGCAAAAGGATTGCCAAATACTAAGGCGCGGCCACGTTCTTCTGTATTGTTTGCAAGGATAGTGTTTATATAATTCTCCCCAACATTATGAACGTTATGATAAGCCGATGAGATAACAACCTTTTTGTTATTATATTCCTTCTCAAAAAACGTCTTATCCGAATAAATCTTTTCGGTTATCTCATCAACATACTTATCCAGCTCGAACATCTCAGCGAGCCAGTCGGACTTTGCCGGTGACGTAAGACAGTAAAGAGGATTCCATTGCTCATGCTGTCCTCCTTTTGCGGAAGGTTTACCGTCAACAATAAACATCCCTGGTTGTCTCATTCGTGTTATGATGACCTCTTTTACAGCTTCCTCTTTCGTGTCTTTGGTTTCATCCAATAGACACCACGCGAACTCCTTGCCTGAATGAGTTTCGTAATTATCCAAAGAGCCGGTGAAAATCAACCCTCCATTGGCAAATGAGATAATATTCGTAAAGCGGTCAAAGTTACGTTTACATTTAGTCCACATTGCCGGAGGCTCTTTGCCTGAGACATATAATCCTGCGGGATTCTCTTTGCTCCACTCTGTCACTCCGATTGAAGCCCAATATTCACGGATACGAAACAGGGTCGAAGTATTAAGCTGATCGTATGTATTTGCAAAGATCGCCCCCCTTACGTCTGGGAACTTAGAAACAAAGTTGATTGAGAGAACACCACCTAAGAAAGTTTTACCCGACCCCGTCCCGGCAAGAAACAGATTTATCGCTGCCGTCGATTTGAGTATCGACATTTGAGGCTTTGATAATATCTGCTCAACTTCATTCATTAGTTTTGATAATCACGTTAGGCAATTGTGGAACGTTTACAGTAGCGTCAATCTTTGTCGGAGCATCAAAGCCTAACATCTTCGTGATTGAATCCAGGGCTTTCTGTTTGTCGAATAGTTTTATCCGGACATACTCAACAGAAATAGGTTCTTTCTCTTTTGAATCTGGATCATATTCCCATTCTGTTTTAACCTTCGTGTCAATCTCTGCAATGATAGCTTTCTGATCTTCCGTAAGCGATTCAAAGTCTTTTCGCTTTATCCAAGTATTGTGAAGGCTTGCGATTGAATTGAAGGCAATCTTCTGATGTTCCTGAAGAATACGGAGCTTTGTTATTCCGGCAGTTTCGGCCAAATTATCCTGTAATTCTTTGATTCGTGCTAAAATGTTTGATTTTGTTAGCATAGTCGAAGCAGTAGAACGGGCTGAGTTTTCAGAGTAACCGGCACGAATTGCGGCCTTACTTGCATTTAAGTCAATGCAATATTCATAACAGAATCTTTCCTGTTTGTCGTTTAATGGCAGTAGTTCTTCGCTGTTTTCTTCGTCAGTCATTACTTTTTATCTTTTCATACTGCAAAGTTAATCATTTATGCAATATCCGGTTCACTGAAATCATACGCGACGGTTCCGACTGTCCCGACGACAATCAGCTTCCGCAATATTGATACCACTTCTTCTTTAAACTTGTAAATCTCGAAAGTGTTGCACACATCGTCAATGTCATCCATTAACACTATTCTTGTTTCGCTCAGTTTTAACAAGCGAATTAATGCCACGTAAATGTTATTTGCTTCATCCATAACTTGCCCCTTCTACGTTAATGCCGGTTAGTGTTCTTATGTTACTGCCTAACAATGTAGTAGGCATTGGAAAGTCATTTGTGCGGTATTCGCGGTGATAAACAAATAGCCGGTCAAGGTTCTTATCTTGTGCGTCATGAATAACTAAGTATTCTGCAAAGTACCTCAGTTTCTCTATTGCCCACATTCGCTGATCCCAGGTCGAAAGGTCAACAAAAACAACTGCCCAATCGCGTCCGTATTCTTCAAACAGCTTATCTGAAAACAAGGCGAACTGATGCGTGTCACTTTCAAGGTGACGGAAGTGATCTAACCAAACCTGATTATCATCTACCGTGAGAATCTTACGGCCTTCGGCGAGTAAGTGTATTTGTTCTGTTGACGAATACCCTGCACCAAGCTCAAGAATTGCTTCTGTTGTTTGACGTATGGCCTCAAAGAGTATTGGCTGATGTGTTGATTCGTCTTTCATTGATGTATGTGTATTTCGCCCTGATTAATTACTATTTTGCCATACTTCAAATCTACCGCCGTAGTGTCACCATCAAACAACTTTCCACGCCAATAGAAGATTACAATGTCACCTTCATAAACCCGTGCGCCCTGTTGCCAGTATTCGCCCTGACGGACTAACACAGGGTCAAAACCTGCAACCCAATAATCCGAAGCAGCTATGCCGTATTTAAACTCCGTAGGCGTTCCCCATTGCATACGACGTTCTGGAACTAAATCAGTAGTGTTTATAAAGTAAGGATTCATGACCTGAGAATGAAGATCATATCCACGTGCGCGCCACTGCGTAAGAGTTAAGCGATTGCCCCCGATCATGAACATTGGTTCTCCGGCCTCACACCAGAAAATATTATAGTCACTTTCAAATCCCTCCAAACACGATTCATTCATGACATTGATATTCGTCAGCCGGTTCTTTGTGTAGAAGATATTGTTTTTGATCTTCGTGCCTTTAGCTGATCCGACCGGATTGTCATTCTCATAAACGTCAATCAGTCCCCGCCACGTTCCTATACCCGGACCGACGTAAAGAGAATCCTCAGAATAAAATGTATTATTATAAATCCTCACTCCGTTCATTCCCTTCACAACAATTCCAACGGCTGGAGGATTGCGGATTATGTTGTAAGCAACCACGCCTGTTGAATCAGTCATGCCGTTTGACTTCCGGATTATTCCCATTGGAACGTAGTCAAGGTAGTTATACATTATCCGAACGTCAGTATGGTAGCCTGTAAAGACCCCGTGAGTGATAGTGTTAGCGTCCTGATCTCCTACCCATGTAAACTTATTGCCCGTTATCTCTGCCCCTCTTAGGTTGTTTGTGTATGCTCCGGTATTCTCCTGTCCCGCCTCCAGCATATAACCCGTTGTGTTCTCTCCGGTGACTGAGTTGTTTCTGAAGATGAATTTAACAGGCCGTGTGCGGTTTGTCGTGACCCCGTAAGATGTTCCACTGAGAGTGTCAACAAACGTGCGGCCTTCAACCAAGATGGTATCTTGTGCCGACAGTGATAAAGGCAAGAAAAGTAAAAACCAAAAGCGTTTCACTTTGCTATGAATGAATCGTTATTGCTCTGGTACATTATGAACCTGCCGCCATAACCCGTCGTGGCGTGTGCCGGTGAGGTCATAATCGTCAGCACTTTCTTATCATACTGCCCCGTAGGTCGTTTATCT